CTAAAAGAACTTCAGGCGTACGAAAACGCTAAGTAAATCCCTTAAATAAGGAGCTGTTATGAATAAAAGGCTATTTTTAGCTATTTGGCTGTGCGCGTTTATTTGGGTAGTACAGAACCTGCAAATAACCAAAAACGTGGAGCGTGACATTGTGGCAATCACAAAATCAACTTTTGACTTTATTACCCACTTTGAGGGTAAGCGTAACAAGGCATACCAGGACTCAAAGGGCCTGTGGACCATTGGGGTGGGGCACCTTATCAAACCCAGTGAGCAGTACCTAATGACCGCATCCCTAACTGATGAGCAGGTAGAAGAGCTGTTTAAAAGCGATTTAAGGTGGTGTGAAGCCGCCGTAGAGGAGTCGGTAAGGGTACCCCTTAACCAGAACCAATACGACGCCCTATACAGCCTATGCTTTAACATTGGTGAGACCAACTTTAAGCGCTCTGAGGTAGTCCAGCACCTTAACAAAAACGACTACCAAATGGCTGCAAATGCTTTTTTAAATTGGAACAAACCCGCTATTTTAGAAAAACGTAGACAACAAGAAAGAACACTATTTTTAACTAAAACTTAGGGCATTTTTATGCCCTTTTTTGCATAAGTAGTATTAGGAGCTGATCACTCCACCATTTAACTAACCTCGAGGAAATACCATGGAAGATTTTAAAAAACTACCCAAGATGCAACACTTCAAAGAAGGCGGTCACGCTAAACCAAAAACGATGTGCTGGGGTGGCAAGGCAATGAAAGCCGGTGGTGAAGTTGATGATGACTTAGTCCAAGATAAAAAGCTCATCAAAAAAGCGTTTAAGCAACATGACGAAGCTGAACACGATAAAGAACCTACTGAAATCAAACTCAAAAAAGGTGGTCGCACAAAGAAAGACTGCGGAACTGTCAAAAGATACAAATGTGGTGGCGGTGTTTATGGTGCTAAAAAGAACGATGCTGATATTAAGAGCATTGATTCTGCTAAAGAATGCAAACCAAAAATGATTGCAGAAGGTGGTTCTGTAGCTAAAGAAAAAAATAAACCATCTGGTGATGCAGTCTCAATGGTTAAAGTAAAACCCACGGGTAACAAAAAAGCCGATGCTCCTAATGCCGCAACTAAGCGCCCCAATTTAGCTGGTAGCGATGTTATTAAAACTAACAAAATGCCTGCTGGTGACAAAGATAAACTTAAAAAAGTATCAACTAACACTAAAGAATTGACTGTTAAGAGTGCAGCTGGCAAGGGCGATAATACTGTTCGTAAATTTAACACTGGCGGAACCTGCTCATAATGCCAATCAAATCGAAAGACCAAATGGCGGCTATGTATGCCGCCGCCGCTGGTAAATCAACTATTGGTATTCCTAAAAAAGTTGGTAAAGAGTTTATTAAAGCTGGCAAAGCAAAACCCAATTTACCTCAAAAAGTAACTAAGCGAGCCGCTGGCCGAGGACGTTAATATGGCGTATAGTAACACTACTGGTCAAACACAAATTAATGTTGACCAGTTAATTTCTTATGCATTTCGTGATGCTGGTAAGACAGCAGAAGAGATTACGCCTGAATATATTGGTGCAGCCAAGCAAGCCTTATTTTACAATTTACAAAATCTTTCCAATCGTGGTGTCAATCTTTGGCTTTTGGAAAACCAATTGTACGGTGCTCTTACACAGCAACAACAACTAGTTCTTCCTAAAACCACCATTGATGTTCGTGAAGCCAACTGGGTATATGTTCAAAACATTGAAGCCTCAAGCTATCTTCCAATAGTTAATCCAGAATCTCCAGCGGCATTTAGTCTAAGCCCAACGCTTAGCACACCAGCGTCAACCTTAGGTTACGCAAATTATTTTGGATCAACCTACCAGCAATCACAAAGCGTTTATTATGTGGGTTGGAACTGCTATGCCCCTAATACTACCCAGACCTACAACCTAGCGTTTGAGTATAGCGATGATGGTATCAACTGGTTCTTAAAAGAACAGTTCCCTGCTATTACCATGAAAGATTACCAATGGCAGTACTACAACATCTCTACCACTGAGCCACACCTCTACTGGCGCCTTCGTGAGACCGTAGCAACTAGCTACTCTGTTCGCCAAATAGTATTTTCAACCAGTCAACAAGTTATTCCACTAGCTAGATTAAATCGTGATGACTATTGGAACTTACCAAACAAACAATTTCCATCAGTTCGCTCATTACAATATTGGTTTGATCGTACAATTGAGCCATCAATGTATTTGTGGCCAGTACCAAACAATCCATACCAAATGTTTCAATTAATTGTAGAAGTACAAATGCAAGACGTTGGATCATTGACAAATCAAATTTATGTACCAGATCGTTGGATTAATTGCGTACAAAAACAGCTATCTCACAGCTTAGCATTACAACTACAAAGCGTTGATATGCCTCGCATTCAGTATTTGGAACTTCAAGCTGAAAAAGCATTCTTGCAAGCTAGTGAAGAAGATCGTGATAAATCTCCAATCTATTTTCAACCTAATATAAGCTACTACACAAGATGAGCGTAATAATGACCTACGATTCGCTGGTATTAAATGTCCAGCAATACATGGAACGTAATGACGCTGATTTCATTGCGCAGATCCCTAATTTAATTGCATTGGCTGAATCATCTATTGCTTCAGAGCTAAAAACTTACATGCAACTTATTGTAGTGGAAGCATCATTATTAGACGCTCAAACTGTACTTAACAAACCAGCTCGTTGGCGTAAAACGGTTTCTATGAAAGTTAACGGTCAACCCATTCAATTGCGTAGTCAAGATTATGTAGCACAGTATTTAGCTGAATCTACTGAAGGCACACCACTTTACTATTCAGAATATGATTTTAATAATTGGAACTTTGCACCAGTACCAGATCAACCATATACTTTAGAAATCATTTATTATGCTGAGATTCAGCCTTTAGATGCAAACAATCAACAAAATTTGTGGACAGCAGTAGCTCCTCAAGCTATGCTCTACGGAACACTTTTGCAAGCTCAAGGTTATTTGAAAGCTTTAGACAAGTTACCTGTTTGGAAACAGTATTATATGGATTCAATTGCTGCGTTGAAAAAAGAAGACAATACTCGTCGTGTGGATCGCAACACGAATGTACAGGAACCCTAATAGATGAGCACACCAGTTTATACCTCCCCCTTTACAGGTACCGTTGTAACCCCAACGGATGTATCCTATTCTGCGCTTGCGTTTAGTGCCAATACGGCATTATATTGGCCATCGATTGTTAACCAAGCAATTGGTCAAGTGCCCGCTACTCGTATTATTGACTGCACACCATCTACTTCTGGATTGTCTATTGCATTACCAGAGGGCGACCAAGGTACTGTCGGTGCAGATATTCTGTTTAATAACAAAGGATCATATTCCTTTTTAGTTACAGACTCTACTGGTTACAACTCTGTAACAATTGCTCCTGGTATTTCACAATATTTTTATTTAAAAGATAATAGTACTACTGCCGGAACTTGGGGTAATTTAGTATTTGGTGCCGGTACTTCTACTGCTAATGCCGCATCGTTAATCAATAACACACCGTCTACTAACGGTGCTTATGGACTAAGCACAGTAAATGGTTATTTGGCAGTTACTCAAATTCTTGTTGATATTTCTATTCCACCTAATCCAGCAATTGGTAACTTAGATCGCGCTAAGACTTACAACTGGTCTGCTGGTCTTGGTACTATTCCACTACCAAACACATCAACTTTGCAAAGAGGTTGGTTTATTGCTTTTAGAAACAGCGGCACAGGCGCGCTGACATTTTCAACAACATCCCCTCAGACTATTAACGGTCTGTCATCTATTGTTACTAACCCAGGTGACTCTGGCTATATTTTCTATGATGTAAACACAGGCAATTATATTACTGTTGGATGGGTAACACCAAATAATATTGTGTTTACATCGGCAACATACGACGTTGATGCTATTACCGGTGGAACATTAAATCTCGTATCAAATGCGCCAATTATTCAGACCTATATTTCTCAGTCTGGCACACGTAATGCTTCATTAGCGGTAACACTTCCAGCTATTACCCAGCTGTATGTGTTTGTTAATAACTGTACTAGTGCCAGCGATACTATAACATTCCAAAACCAAGGAAGTAGTCAAACACCTTTAGCTCTTGGAATTGGCAATACCTATACCTTGTTAAGTGATGGTACTTACCTATACATTTTAAATTCGTCATCATCTTCTAGTTTTAAGGCTATTAATGGTGCTGTTACAGCACCGTCTTATTCATTTTTAAATGACACCAGAACTGGTATGTATTTGCCGGGTACTAATATTCTTGGACTATCAGCAAACGGTGTAGAGGTTGTTGACATTAACGCAACTACCTCATCTGCTCCGATTGTTACGATTAACGGAAGGTTATACGCAACAACCTTTAACGGCGGAACGTTCTAAATGGCGGCTGATAATCAGCGACAGGATACCTCGCAATATACTTCAATTTACAGCCTAGCAATACCGGCTGGAATTAAGCGCGATGGTACACAGTTTCAAAATGATCAGTACACCGACGGCGTATGGTGTCGTTTTCAGCGCGGTGACCCTAAAAAGATGGGCGGTTACCGTACACTATTTACCAGCAATACTGGTATTTATCGTGGCCTAATATCCCAGCCTTACAATGGCGTAAACTATATTTTTGCTGGTAACTATAGAGAATTAGACGTATTTACTTGCGGTATCACTTATGGTACTGGTAGCGGCCCATTTGCGGCAACTATTTTGCCAGGCACCGTGCAGTTTACATTAGTGTCAACTACTAGTACTACTTTTTCTATCAAGGGTGATGTACGTTCTAGTTTTCCTACAGGCACAACGGTTATTTTTAATCAAACCACGCCAGTAAACTATACTACTACGGGTACTCCCACATACACATCACCTAACACCACAGTAACTGTAACCACCACAATTACTGGTAGCCCTACCAGTGTATGGCTAAACAACAGCGCGGTGTTCACACCGGATCCAGTTGCAGGTCCTTATCGCCTTACTTGGCAGTTTGATGCGCAGTTTAGTCCACAAGGTGGTAACCTTTCACTGTTTGCTCATCCAGGATACAACCTAGTTGATATTGATAACGGTGTGCCTTCGCAAGTCTTAGTTGGTAATGTACAACCCAGCACAGGAACAAGCTGGACATTTACAGGATTATCAGATAGCTCTGGCGCTAACCCAACATACACCCCTATTAGCGTTGATGGTGGTGTCTGTGTATTGTATCCGTTTATTTTTGTTTATGGATCGCACGGATTTATTGCTAATAACAATGTCAGCAGTACATATACACAACAAAACTTTTACGACTGGAATGGAACATTAGCTAACCAAGTTAACGTATCGTCATCCAAGATTGTTAAAGGTATGCCAATGCGTGGCGGTACTAATTCGCCAGCTGGATTGTTTTGGGCTACGGACAGCTTGATTCGTGTGTCGTTTAATTCATCAGCATCTAGTACAGCAACTACCAGCCAGTTTTGGAACTATGATATTATTTCTAGTCAAATCTCTATCATGTCATCTAATGCTGTGGTTGAGATGGATGGCGTGTATTGGTGGATGGGTGTTGATCGATTCTACGCGTATAATGGTAATGTTACAGTAGTACCA